TTCAGGTCTATCAAGTGCAAGAAAGATAACTTCCATCTCAAGATCACCTGCTGTAATCATATGAGTGTATGGCACAGACCAAGCAAACTTTCCCCAATCTTCTTCAGGAAACCAATCAAGCCAAGTCTTAATTGTTGTAGTTCTAAGTTGTGGATTAGTATTTCTTATGATTGCCCATCTGCTTTTTCTCTTACCTGACTTATCAGGTTCTTGCATTAAGGCTCTTCTAAAAATTTCTATACTACAAGCAACAGACTTGCCACTACCAACTGGACCTCTGATGCCACGAAAAAAAGTATTGTCTTTCATAAAAGCCTTTAAGACTTCACCATCAGGTTTGTATTTAAACTGTATCAATTTTTGTATTGACTCCGATTCTTAAAAGGGTGTCAACAGTTTCAGGACCTATGACAGCTATAACTTTATCAGCTTCCCTATCAGTACAAAATTGTTCAGGGTGATGTTTGAGATGTACTCTTTTAACAACCTCACGGAGTATTCTTCTCTCTTCAATCTTTAATGTGTGTAGAAAGCTCATGTTGTAACCTACGAGTAGCTTCTGTATTTTTTCGTTTTTGCTGCAATCTTTTTTGGCTGTTTAGAAACTTGTTTACCTCTTCTAGTTGCCTCTCGCTTTTTAGCTGTAGTCTTGGCATATTCAGAGGCAGAAAGAGCCTTAATCGCTTTCTCAGGTAGATAACGTTCACCAGTAGCTTTTGACCCTTGTGTACTAGGTTTACCTGATTTGGTTCTCCATTTCTGTCTTGTCCATGCACGAAGTGATCTCTGTGATTTAGATAGTGCCATTACTTCCCAACTTTTTTCATAGCTTTCTTGTGACTAGCTGTAAACGACATTCCTGCAATCATGTCCTTTTTCATACTAGACATATGCTTTGCAGTATGATGTTTGGCATGACGTTTGAGTGCAGTCTTTTGTCTATCAGTAAGAGCCTTTTTCATCTATAGCCACCACCTTTTGCTTTGTATTGTTTAGCTAACATCTGTGCCTTACGAGCAGACCACTGTCCTGCCTTACCACCTTTCGTACCTGCCTTGATCCTATTGAACAATGCTTTCCTCATAGTGGGTTTGGTATAGTTACCTGCCTCATTGACTCTGCTCTTAGCCATTACTTTTTCTTTTTAGACTTCATAATTTTTTGCTGAAGCTGTTTTGGTAAAGTCTTTTGTTTCTTAGTAAGACCACCACCATTAGCTTTTTTCTTCATTGGGGATTTCTTCATTGAGTGATAGGGCATTGTTTTCTCCTTTGCTGATTGAATCTTTACGAACTCATATTTATTTTTTCTTTGCCTTATTTCGTTTAGTAATCGCCCTAGCTTTGGCACGAGCATCTGACTTGCTTGAAGCACCCCAAGCACGAAGCGATAATAATAATCTCGTAGGTTTACCTTTCGCATCTCTCTCTGGTCCTTTCATATTTCCCATACGAGCCAAGAAACTTGCTCGTCTAGGATTGTCACCACTCTTTACTGGTGGCTTTAATGTGCCACCTTTATAAGAGGCACGACCCTTAGCATTTAGTCCACCCTTAGGGTTCTTTCCTTCTTTTCGTGTCCATGCAGGTGTCTTAGCCATAGCGAACCTTTTTAGCTATTAATGTTTGTGTAGGACCTTGTGTTGTAGTACGTCACCACTTTTTAACCCCACCCCTACCATTGTTAATCGATCTTACCAAGTGTAATCCTAAACAAACATCTATGTCAAATCTATACTTACCTGTATGTTACCACTAACTAGGTTCATACTTCTCTCTATAGGTTTATACCCTGCTCTATCTAGTATGTCTTTACTGGCTTCAAGCTGTACATACTCACTCTTAGCTGATTGACTTAGCTCTAGCATCTTATTCGAGGCTTTCGTAGCATTCAATCCAATACTTTCTCTAACCCTTTGTTGCATATACTCTTGTATATGTGGCAACCTCAAAGTCTTACTGGCTGTCACTCTACCCGACTCACCTTTTGCGTAACCTGCTATTTCACTAGCCTTTTTTACACTGCAACCATTTGCTACTATCGTATCAACCAGTAACTTCTGTTTCTTCGTTATTCTTTGCTGAGTTAACAAGAGATCCCCCCTTACCCCCCTTTTGTAAACTACGTATATTTCACTTGTCAAGGGCATTTATAAGTCCTTGATTCCATTACCTTAATCGCTAAGCATATTCACAAAAGAATGTCAAAACAAGGTGCATGGTGCTTTGTTTCGCTGAATCCCAAGGGTGGGGATTCAGACCAAAGCTACCATTTTGACATACTTTTCTGAATATGCTTTTGGGTACAGCAACTCGGTCAGGTTATAGTGAAGCACACGCACACACATCAAATAATTACACAGGTCGCCTCGCAGACCACACGAAGCTCGGTGTTGACAGATCTCACTATACCTCGGGGGTTTCCGTTGCGACAGAAGCGAGGGGATAAGAACTACATTACAGCAAGACATTCGTCATGCCTACATTCCGTTATTATCCCTTTCGTTCAGCAGAATCTCGCACTGACGGACGTAGAACACCTCGGCATCTTCTTTTACCAAAGAAGCAAAAGGATTAGATGTACGTAGGTTACCAGTATTCTGCACAGGTTCTTAGTTGGCACATACTCGCCAACTAAGATCTATTCGGAGCTAATCATATCATGAAAAATGTTCGCAAGATTATACTTCGTATTTTATATCACTTTCACTTACAATGTTTCCTAACAATAGAATGCAGAGCGAGGCTATACAAAAGACTTGTGTGGGCATTCTATCGCAATGAAACCTAGTAAGCCGACAAGGTAAAGCGATTAGACAAAAAAAGTACAGTGGTCTTTTTTTCCCAGACCCTTTGTAAAAAGTAATGCTCTTCGAGGTATTACTTTTTCCTGCTGGGTAATCGATTGACCTCGTCCGAAAGCGATATTCTGACCGAACGTACAATGCGACATTTTCATGATATGATTTTGTTTCATTTCGCCGACCACAAGGTCAAACAATAACGACATACAAAGGAGATATTATTATGTCAAAAAATACTAAACAGCCTACACAAGGCGATATTACATCTAACCCAACTCAAGTAGCTTTGGATCAAGGCAACTCAGACATTGTTGAGATGTTCATCAACAACTTCAACTTTGACGAGGTTGAACCTGAATCCAAACGCAAGAGATACACTGCATCACCTTCTGATGTAACAGATAGTGGTCAAGATAATCCATACTGGAATGTATCTCTTCTCGTAAGGCTCGGAGGATACGTAGCTAAAGCTGAACGTTCATACAACAAAGCTATACAACGAGCAGATACTATCGAGAAAGAGCTTGAGAATGGCAAAGATTGGTATGCTGATGATTCAAATGGTGCTTCAATCTTCCAACAAAATGAAGCTAATATCGAGAACGCTGAATTAGAAATGAACTTATTCAGACAAATCTATGAAGCAATACTCGATACACCATGGGAAGGTGCAGACAAACACGACAAGCATCTTGACAGTATATTCAATCCTGCAACCCTTGGTTCTATGAACTCTGGTTCAAAGCTCAAGACCTCTGCACAAGATGCAATGCTCAAAGTCAGAGCAAGAAAATCAGGCAGATCTCTTGCAGAACAAAAAGACTTTGAAGCAAGAGTCGATACAGCATTTCAAGACTATCCACAAATTGGTCTTGATACTAACATATGCAAGATATCAGCCAACAAAGCTGAAGATATGTTGAGAGATGCAATCAAGGAAGCATCTAAGCCAATCAAACACAAGGCTTAACATCTATACTGAGGTAGGGATTTATTCTCTACCTCTTTTTTTTTATCAAACATTGAGTCATTCTCTCGCCGTGCGAAGCTCGACAATGACATGAGATTCCTTCTCATACTCTGGGTGGGTGGCTAATCCCAACCATGGGTGCAGGACATGGAAGAATACAACTCAAGTTAGTAATTGCTCGTTCGACATATTTCATGTCATCATTTCAAATCATCATTTCAAATTGGAGAATCAAAATGATAAATACATTGTGCATAATCTTTGGTACTATTTTAGTTATGCTTTCACTTATGTTCTTATATGAATATTCAGGTGGTGATGAATATATATATGTATTCATAGCCGCTTATACATTTGGTGTATGTGTAGCCATGTATGGTATCCAAAAGATAAACGAACGTCTTGCGAAACTAAGGAGTAAGTAAGATGAATAACTTTTTTATAATCTATTTAATATACATAATCTTTTGTATATTAATGTTCGCTACCTTTGTGTTCTCACTGGTAGCATTCAACCCAACTTGATTCAAAGGAGGTAATTATGAATCATATGACTAAACTAGCGACAATGGTAGACCAACCTGCAAAGTATTGGTTTCCTATCAAGTCAATACCAATGCAAGGTATCTTCAATGATGAAGGTATCATACATGATATAGACTGCCCTGATAAACAAATGATTATCAGAACTGATACTAATGAATACATGGGTAGTCATTCATTACAATACAGACCTGTCACACATGATCGTATCATTGATCCAGTTCGTGAGATGATGATGGAACTTGACAGTGATTACATATTTCAAGTGCAGCTTTTGGAGTCAGGCTCAATGATGGAAGCACGATTGATATCCAAGAACATATCATTCAAAGATCCTGCACAACAAGATTACATTGCATTTCAGATTGTGCTACGTAACTCTTACAATGGTATGTGGTCAGTCATGATTGAAGCCAATGGTCTAAGACTATTCTGTCTAAATGGTTGTACTACAGCAGATGCTATTGCTTCTTACAGACAAAAACATAATGGCATCTTCAACTATCAGTTCGATCACATCAAAGAATCAGTGTCCTTATTCAAGAACAATGAGCAACGTTATCGTGATTGGTACAATACCAAAGTAACAGATGATGATGCAGACAGATTGTTTAATACATTGACTTACACACCAAAACCAACAGTAGATGGTAAGTATCGTAACGAAACACAGTATGTAAACTTACTAAGTCACTGGTCCGACTATCAACAATCTATTGGTAGCAACAAGTGGGGTTTATACAATGCAGTTACACATTGGATATCTCACCCACAAAATGTCAGTAGCACGAACAAAACTGTTGTCGAAAGAAACAGTAAGATGCTAAAATATATGTCTAAATCACATTCAATATTCAACTAATGGAGGCTCAGTTGATAACATACACTACAGCAGAACTGAAGATGTGCGAATCGTTTGCACGGATTGCACACCCAGCAGACTACAGAGAAATGTTTGATCACATCTGTGATGTATCCAAACCATATGGCAATGAACACCCTGAGGTTTGGATCAACAAGATGACTGTCAAGACCACCAAGATATGGGAACAAAACTATCCTGATCTTCAAGCATCAGCTATGATTGAAGATATCTTGTATGACAGTGGCATCAAACACATGAACTTCAAGTAATACCTTGGCAGAGGTAGTAGCTAGGCATTGCTCCTTTTGCCTAGCTACGTTTATAAAATGAAAAACACAGTAAGATATCAACACAAAGCATTAGTGGATCAGCTTGTGTCACTGAGAAAAGAACGTCACCTTTCTCAAGAGGCACTAGCTTTGTCCATTGGTGTGGATACCAAACTGATTGGTCAATGGGAACGTAAACTTGTTGAACCAAAACTATTTAACTTGCTATGTTGGTGTGAAGCATTGCAGGTATATTTAACTATATCAAATGATGATGGAGAGTTTTAATGGCATTAGAATTAATTTGCCCTGAATGCGAAACAGAATATTGGGGTCCAGTAAGAGATGCTCAATGTGGTCAGTGCGAACATATATTTCTACCTGAAGAAATACATCAAGCACTAGGTTATAAATCAAACATGGAGGCAAACTATGCAAAAATATTTAAGCATGGCTGAAGTAAAAGCTAGAGTAAATCCTGATGAAGGTATGTTTACTAGAGAAGAATTGATAGCTATCAAAGTAACTATGCAATTTATGCAAGAAAAGTTTTACTATTTGAATTCAGACAAAGATACTAAAACTTATAAACAACTAATAACTATAAGGGATAAATGTGTAGATGCCCTCGAAAAGTAAAATCAAAGGTAACTATCATGAAAACTGGTTTGTAAAACTATTCACCTCATGGAAGTATCTTACAAAAAAAGTACCACTATCAGGTAGTCTTGGTGGTGAACATACTGGTGACATCAAGATCATTATCGATGGCAAGGAGTATGTTGCAGAAATAAAATACAGAGCAGTAGACAAATTTCCTAGTGTTTTCAAAGTGTTACAAGATAGGGATATTGCTTTTTATAAACGTAAGACTGGTGATCCAAGATGGGTTGCTATCATTCCAGATAAAATATTTAAGGAGGTAATTAAATGAAATGTGTTATCTGTAAACAAAACATTGATATACTTTATCATAATGGTAAAGCAATATGGGAAGATGGACATAATGCTGAACCTATATGTGAGGGTAGATGTTGTACGATTTGTAATGATACGATAGTAACACCACAACGTATAACTGATATGCAAATGAGCTTACTCGAAGGAGGTAAAGATGGGTAATGTCAAGAAACAAATACAAGATTACTACGACAAGGTAGTATCAATCGAAGGATTGGAACGACTTGTATCAGAGTCAGAAGATGTGTCACAAGTAAAGCGATTCATCAACTATCAAATGAAACCAAAGTTCCAATCTGAGAAAGACCTATGTAACGACATTGCAGTTGAAATCTGGAATGATTATTGGAGTGAATACAATGATGTGTCATATTAAAAAAGACTTGTTATTGGAATTAGTACAAGCACGTGGTCATACATTAAATTCATTCAGTAAAGTTGTGCATTTAGATGTAAGCACTTTAAATAAATTTAATGGAGGCAAGAAAATAAGAAAAGTAAATGCTGTAAAAATATTTACTTTATTAAAACAACTTCCACTACATGAGGGAGATGTGACAAATGAATTCGACAAACTTGCCAAATGATTGGCAACCAAATCAAACAATCATGGACAGATACAAGGAGGTAAACCATGACAGAGAAACAAAATACTTCAAACATTTCTACATTAAGAACCAATATCGAAGATCCGACTGGGATCAAGAGTATTGCAAATGGTGTGACAAACAACTTAGTCGCAAAAGAAATAATACAAAAGTACTCAGAGAAACCAAACAATCACACAAGGACAATTCGTTCTACTATCGAATCATTGCTGAATTGTCAGATAAATGAACGAGTAAACAATTCCTATACTTTTTTCAGATGGGATATGCCTTGCATATCTGATGTTGCTGATGCACTTGTTGCTCGTGAAGAATCAGTGACACAACTCATGCGATACTGTATGTCAGTAGCAGATCCAAAAGATATTGAGAAATGGATTGTCGAAGTAATGGTATGCACTACCAAGCAATCAGCACTAACAGAAAAAGACATGGCTCTCAAAGCTCGTGTCTATGCAGGTAAGCTGTCACACATACCTGCGGACATACTCAAGTATGCTTGTGATCAGATATGTTTAAATAGCAAGTTCTTCCCATCACTGGCAGAAATCTATGAGTTTGTTCAACCAATGCTTTACTATCGTAAGTCATTGGTTGAGTCAGTATCACAACAATTATTATCAGCAAAAGGAGTATGATATGACAAGCATGACATATAAAGAACGAGAAGATTTTCAAAAAGCATTAGATAAAGTAGGATCTATGTCTGTAGATAATTTTCAAAATGAATGTGAAAAACATTTAATTCGTGATTGGAGTATAGATAATTTAGTATTTGATTTAGCAAAAGCATTAATGAGGAGCAAAGAAAATGGAAGATAGATTTGAAGATGTACCAGTAGAAGTATCTGATCGTGACAGATATGGTAAAGTAAAACTTACAAGTTACTATGACTACTATCAGTCTGTACTATTTATGGCAGACAGCAAAGACTTCCTGCAACCTGCAGGAATGACATCAGAGAATAGAAATTATATATACAGAGGAA